GCTCTGAGTGACATCATGGTGACGCGGGGTGGAGCAGCCCGGTAGCTCGTCAGGCTCATAACCTGAAGGTCGCAGGTTCAAATCCTGCCCCCGCAACCAAATTTATGGCGCTAAGTCAAAGACTTAGCGCCATTTTGCTTTTTGGGTCCGTGTTGCAAGCGAACGCAACACGAACCCGAAAGATTCCAAACACTTACAGGCATTCCCGATTCTTCCGTGCGACACGGATGCGACACGGGCGACGGCGATGTTCGCTTTGTGTTCGCGGGCGTGCGCTGTCCTGCGAATGGCTTCTCGCGCCGATCCGCGGAGGGTTCGTGTCAACACTGTGTCAGCAGAAACAAGTTGCTATCCGTGCGCCGTGGAGCGTCATTGGGCGGGATGAATGGATGAATGACGGAGCCCGTCCATGAGAACCGAGTGCACCAACGACATGGCCCTCGACGCCTTCATCGCCCGCAAGGCCGAGATCGACGCCATGCTGGCGCTGCTCGCCGCGCTCTCCGACGAGCATTTCGGCTACGCGCCCGATGAGATCAACTGGGGCCACGTCGGAACTCTCGCGCACTACGCCGAGCTCCTGAAGCGCATCACCGACGCAGCCTTCCAAGAGGGCGAGCGCACAGTCTGATCAGACTCCTTTCGAGGATGCGATGCGGACGACGGCGACGCGGCTGCCGCTGGCGGTCGCGATCTTGCGGTCGAGGTCGGCGAGCGCGGCCGCCATCTCGCCGTCGGTGGCGTAGGTCACGCGCTTGCCGTCGTACTCGACGGTGCGCACGCCCCGATAGCGGGCGGCCATCAGGGCCTCGCGCCAGGCCGTGAGCTGGGCGAGATCCGTCATCACGCGCCCGGGTTCATGAACCAGCCGCGGTGGTCGACGAAGCCGGTCCCGAAATCGAGAATCACCCGGATCTCCACACCGTCCACGTCCCAGCCGGAGCGGCTCTCGACCTGCGGCCCTTCGTTGCCGGACAGGTAGGCGTATTCGAGCCCGTCGATCTCGCCCGGATCGGCGGTGACGTACCAGCGCGTCGCGCTCGTGAGACGCGGCTCGACCACCAGCGACAGCGATCCCGAGAACGGGTTCACGTCCGTCGCCTTGGCAGGCGCCACGGTCGCCAGCCACTTTTCGGCATCCGTCTCAAGGGCGGGCGGCACCAGCAGGTTCTTCGGCGTCACCCGGATCGTGCGGTCCTCGATGCCCTTCTGAGTGCGCAGCGCCAGCCGCGCCGCCGACAGCGTGGTGTCGGAGATCGCGGCGCCGGAGCCTGCCTTGTTGCCGTGGTCGGCATGGAACAGCGTCTTGTTGTCCGAGAGCTTTGGCCCGTTGCCGCTGTTGGCTTCGAGGAGATCGACGAGGATGCGCGCTTCCGTCTCGGCCGCGCCCTGGCCCATCCGGCGGGCGAGGTCGGAGAAGGCGCCGAGGTCGTCGTTCACCAGCACCTGCCGGGTGATGCCGATCTTGCGGGCCCAGGTCTCGACCTTGTAGGCCTCGCGGGCTTCCGCCATCGTCCCGGCCTTGATCTCGCCGTGCTCATTCAGCTTTTCCAGCAGCGGTGCCTCGCCCAGCATGATCTTGTTCACCGAGCGAAAGTCCCGCGCCGTGGTCTGACGTCCGAGTCGACGCACGCCGGCCGGTGCCGCCTGATAGGCGTCGCGCAGGACTCGGCCGACGGTGTCGCCGAGGATGATCGGAAAATCGGACGTGGTGTGCAGGGCGCGGGTGACGATGCTCGCCGGCGACAGGCCCATGGTGCTCTCGCCGCGCAGCGTCAGCAGTTCCTTCGCCATGTCCACCGGTGTCGCATAGGCATAGCGGCGGGCAGGTTCGGACAGTTCGTGACGCGGATTGATGCGGGCGTAGAGCGCTTCGCCCATCTGGCGGGCACGCAATGACGGTTCGTCCTGGCTCTCGCCCATCTCGACGCGAACCTGCTCAGTACGGATGGCGGGCGCGCTGCGCTTGGCCAACGCCTCGAAGGCGGCACGGCGAGCGGTGTCGGCATCCGCCTCGGCGTCGATCTGGCTATCGACCCACGCCTGGTCCAGGCCTGCGATGCGGGCGATGGATCGGATCTCGGCATTGACGGCGGCGCGGGTCTGCATCTCCGTCGCTGGCGGCGTCTCGGCCGCCCCGGTGTCGGTATCGGTCATGTCGTTCTCCATGCGAATTTTGGCGCCGGGATCGGCGGGTGTCGGCACCAGGGAAATCTCGTGTGGGGTCCAACGCACGGCGGTCAGCACCCGCGCGCCGTTCTCGGTCGTCTCGGACCATTCCTCGACCGTGTAGCCGACCGAGACATGCCGCAGGATGCCGGCTAGCACGTCCTGCCAGATCGGCTCCACCTCCGGCCTGCGTGAGAACTGGATGAGGGCTGTGCCGCGCCTGCCATCGACCGCAGCCTTGCGCACGCTGCCGAGTACGTCCCGCACGGCGGACTGGCGGTGCGCGTCGAGCACGGAGCCGCCCTCGAGGCGCGACAGGTCCACGGCCTCGGCATCGAGGCTGAGGCGCTCGATGTATTCGCCCGCCATGTCGTGGCGGCGCACCGGCGCGCCGGTCGACCAGATCACCTCGACGGTGCGAGCGTCGCGGTCGGCGGTCGCGGGTGCGAGATCGGCGCGGCGGGTCAGGAGTGTGATTGTCTCAGGCATTGGCCGTCTCCGTCGTGATGCGCTTGACGCGGGAGAAATCGAGGCCAAGCGCCGTAGCGCGCTCTTGGTCCGCAGCGATCTCTGCATCGACCTGCTCGGCGTCGTAGCCGCGCTCGGAGATCGCCTGCGTGCGGCTCTTGAGCCCCGCTTCGATGGCGAGGATCTCGGCTTCGACGTCCTTCTTGGGATCGACATAGTCGAACTTCGGCGGCAGCCACTCGCAGCCGAGATAGGCTGCCGGATCGCGGTCGAAGTCACGTGCCGGGAGATCGCCCGACAGCACAGCCAACCGCACGAAGCGCTCCCACACCGGCCGACAGAACAGGTGGACGACCACATTGTGCTGCAGCTGCTCGACGCGGCGGCGGAACTCGATGAGCCCGGCGCGGATCGAGGAATAGGTGACGCCCTCCAGGTCGCCGGACACCAGCTCGTAGGGAAGTCCCAGGCCGGCAGCGACAGCGCGGAGATGGTTCTTCACGAACGGCGCGTAGGCGTCGTGCTCGGTCGGGTTGGAGAAGCGGATGTCGGCGCCTGGCGGCAACGGGATCAGGCTTCCGGGTTCCATGCCAACCTGCAGCACGCCGGCATTGCCCGTGCCCGACAGCCCGCCCACCGTGCCGTCGGGATCGGTGATGAAGCCGGTGAACAGCGCCGCGACCTTGGCCTTGACCAGCGCGGCATCCTCGAACTGGTCGAGCTCATGCAGCCTGAGCAGCACCGGCGCGAGCCAGGTGATGCCGCGCAGTTGCCCGGCTGCGAGCGGCTTGAACAGGTGGATGCAATCGGCGGCGGGAACGCGCACGGGGTCCATGCGGAGCGGACCGAAGGGGTCGCCAAGTCGGGAGGAGCGGACCCAGTAGGCGACGCGACGGCCGGCCGAGTCGAACTCGATGCCGGCACGGATGCGCGCCCCGCCGCCGATCTCGCGATGCAGGTCCGATGACACCTGCTCGCGATCCAGAAGCTCGAGGTGGAGGGGAATGGCGGCGGCGTCGCTCGCCACACGAAGCCGGGCGAAACTCTCGCCGCTCTCGACCATCGCGCGCACGGCCATGGCCTGCAGCCCATAGAAATCGGCGAGCCCGTCCGGGGCGGCGTGATCGGTCCAGCGCAGCCAGAGCGCCTGCAGCCGCTCGCGCACCGCCCGGTCGGGATGGGTGGATTGTGGCTTGATCCCGGCGCCGACGACATTGCCGACTAAGCTGTCCACCGCCGCCGCGACCCACGGGTTGTTGCGGGCATACCAGCCGGCGCGCCGTGCCGCCGTGGTCGCGCCCGCCAGGATCGCGGCGTTCAGGCCATCGACGGTCTTGGCGCTCTCCCAGCGAGTGCCGCCGCCCGCCGCGTCGAAGGCGCGCGTCTTGCCGATCCCGAGAAGCCATTGGACGAAGTTCCGCATGCCGCCGATTTTCGCGCGGCGGCAAGCATCAAGCTATTGGGAACGTTTGGGAATGTTCAGCCGCCATTGGCGGAAAATGTGATCATTGTAAACTGAGCGGTGACGGGTTACACTAACCCATGATCGTAAGCTTCCGGCACAAGGGCCTCAAGCTTCTCTACGAGAGGGCCGACAGGCGACGGGTGTCATCGGACTACGCCGATAAGGTCGAGCGTATTCTGGCACGTCTCGACGAGGCGACGGAGCCGGAGAACATGGACCTGCCGGGGTTCTGGCTGCATCCGTTAAAGGGCGATCTGGCTGGGTTCTGGTCGGTCAGCGTCTCAGGCAACTGGCGCATCGTGTTTCGTTTTGACGGTGCCAACGCCTGTGATGTCGATCTGGTCGACTACCATTAGGAGGATGTGACATGCCGATGAAGAAGCCGCCGCATCCGGGTTTGTCGGTGCGGCATGACTGTCTGGAGCCGCTCGGTCTCAGCGTGACGGAGGCTGCCAAGAGGCTCGGAGTCAGCCGCAAGCAGCTTTCGGACGTGCTCAACGGTCATTCCGGCATCTCGCCGGAGATGGCGATCCGGCTCGACAAGGCTTTCGGTGGTGGCGCCGATACGTGGTTCCGGCTTCAGGCGGCCTACGATCTGGCTCAAGCCATGAAGAGAGCGAACGACATCAAGGTCGAGCGCATCACCCGCGCCGCGTGAACTAGGAGGCGTTGTGACGCTTACGGAAGCCGACACCTGTCGAAAGTTCGTTGTTCCCAAGCTGCAGGCGGCAGGCTGGGACAACCTTCCGCATGCCATCAATGAACAGCGCACGTTTACGGATGGGCGCATCGTCTTCGTGGGCGGTAAGGCACGGCGGGGTCGCCAAAAGCGCGCCGACTACATTCTGCGGTACAGCTCGGACTTCCCGCTTGCCGTGGTTGAGGCGAAATCGCGGTACAATCATCCAGCCGAAGGCCTGCAGCAGGCCAAGGAATACGCCGAGATTCTAGGCTTGAAGTTCGCCTATGCGACCAATGGCGCCGAGATCGTCGAATTCGATTATACCACCGGCGTCGAGCGCCAGATCACTGATTTCCCGACGCCGGCTGAGCTTTGGCGCCGACTTCGGGCTGCGGAGGGCATCTCCGACAATGACGTCGCCGAGAAGCTGCTGACGCCCACCTATCCGGATCGCGCCAAGCCGCTACGCTATTACCAGGAGATCGCGGTCAACCGAGCCGTTCAGGCCGTCCTGCAGGGGCGCCACCGTGTCCTGCTCACCTTGTGTACTGGCGCTGGCAAGACCGCGGTCGCGTTTCAGATCGCCTGGAAGCTCTGGTCTGCGCGTTGGAGTGCCAAGGGCAGCAATCGGAAGCCGAAGATCCTTTTCCTGGCCGACCGCAACGTTCTCGTCGACGACCCGATGGCGAAAGACTTCAGCCCGTTCGGCGATGCCCGCCAGAAGATCTCCGGCGGCGTCGCGGTCAAGAGCCGCGATATGTATTTCGCCATCTACCAATCCATTGCGCGCGATGAGAACCGGCCTGGGCTCTATCGCGAATATCCACGGGACTTCTTCGATCTAATCATCGTCGATGAGTGCCATCGCGGCAGCGCCCGCGACGACAGCAACTGGCGCGAGATTCTGGAATGGTTCGAGCCTGCGACGCAGATCGGCATGACGGCGACGCCCCGCCGCGAGGACAATGTCGACACCTACAACTACTTTGGCGATCCGATTTACGAGTACAGCCTCGCACAGGGCATTGCCGACGGGTTCCTGGCTCCCTATCGCGTTCACCGGATCATCACCGACTATGATGCGGCGGGTTGGCGCCCGACGAAGGGCGAACTCGACCGTTACGGTCGGGAGATCCCGGACAGCGAATACGGCACACGCGATTTCGAGCGCGTCGTGGCCCTTCGCGCCCGAACGCAGGCCATCGCGAGGCACCTCGCCGATTTCATGCGGGAGACGGATCGCTTCGCCAAGACCATCGTGTTTTGTGTCGATCAGGAACACGCGCTGGAGATGCGCCATGCTCTGGCTACCCTCAACGCGGATCTCGTCAAGGACTATCCCGACTATGTCTGCCGAGTGACTGCCGACGAAGGCGATATCGGCAGCGCTCACCGGGCGAAGTTCCAGGATGTCGAGACCAAGACTCCGGTCATCCTCACGACCTCGCAGCTGCTGACCACTGGTGTCGATGCGCCCACCTGCAAGAACGTGGTGCTCGCCCGTATCGTCGGCTCAATGCCCGAGTTCAAGCAGATCATCGGGCGCGGAACCCGGCTCCGGCCAGATTACGGGAAGCTCGCATTCAACATCATCGACTACACCGGCACCGCCACCGAGAAGTTCGCCGATCCTGCTTTCGACGGTGAGCCCGTGCGCGAGCAGGAGGAGGTGATCGACGCCGAAGGTGAGGTTGTCGAAGAGCACGAAACCGAGGAGCCGATAACGGACCCGGACGACATGCCGGATCTTCCAGATGGGCCCGTCGATATCGATGACGAGCCGGATACAGGTCCGAGGAAGTTCTACGTCGATGGTGGCGAGGTCGAGATCATCCGTCACATGGTCTACGAGCTGGATGCGGACGGAAAGCAACTCGCCTGTCGCCAGCTCACGGACTACACCGGCGACAAGGTTCGCACCCTTTATCCCAACGCCTCCGAGCTTCGGACAGACTGGCTCGATCCGCAGCGCCGCGCGGAGATCGTCGAGCGATTGGAGGAAAAGGGCATCGATCTCGAGACGCTCGGCGAGGCGGTTGGGAAACCGGAAGCCGACCCGTTCGATCTGCTTTGCCATTTGGCCTACAACGCCCCGCTGCGCACCCGCCGCGAACGCGCCGACCGCGTGAAGCAGGATCAGGACGCCTTCTTCGAACGGTTCGCTCCGGAGGCGCGCGAGGTGCTCGAGGCGCTGCTAGAGAAGTATGCCGAACATGGCAGCGCCCAGTTCAAGCTGCCCGACATCCTTGAGGTGTCGCCTTTCAATGAGTGGGGCAACGTCGTCGAGATCGCGTCACGCTTCGGCGGTGCCAAGGAGCTGCGCGGTGCCGTCACCGAATTGCAGCGCCTGCTCTACACAGCATGATTTCAGGAGAAGTTATTTTGGCAAGAACCGCCCGCAAGAAGGCAGCCGCGAAGCCGCTGACCACAGCACAGCGCCTCGACAGCATCATCAAGTCGGCGCGTAAGATCATGCGTAAGGACAAAGGGCTGAACGGCGATCTCGACCGCCTGCCCATGCTCACCTGGATCATGTTCCTGAAGTTCCTCGACGACATGGAACGGATCGAGGCGGACCGTGCGCAACTCGCCGGCACTGACTATCGCCCGATCATAGAACCGCCCTACCGCTGGCGCGATTGGGCAGCGGAGGCCGATGGCATCACCGGCCCTGATCTGCTCTCGTTTCTGACCGCCGAGCAAGCCGAACGGCCGGATGGAACGCGCGGCCCCGGCCTCTTCGCCTATTTACGCAACCTTCGCGGGGATAATGGCCGCCGGGAACGGCGCGACGTGATTGCCACCGTTTTCCAAGGTTTCACCAACCGGATGGAGAGCGGCTATCTGCTGCGTGACGTGGTCAACCTGATCGACGGCATCCACTTCGACTCCTCCGAAGAGGTCCACACGCTTGGCCGCCTCTACGAGACCCTGCTGCGCGAGATGCGGGACGCGGCGGGCGATTCCGGCGAGTTCTACACGCCGCGTCCGGTCGTGCGCTTCATGGTGGAGGTCATCGATCCACGGCTGGGCGAAACGGTGCTCGATCCGGCCTGCGGCACTGGCGGATTTCTGACGGAAGCCTTTCAGCATCTGGAGCGTCAGGCCGACACCGTGGAGAAGCGGCAGATCCTGCAGGAAAACAGCATCTTTGGCGGCGAGGCGAAGTCGCTGCCCTTCCTGCTCTCCCAGCTCAATCTCCTCCTGCATGGTCTTCATGCGCCGCGGATCGATCCGGGCAACGCGCTACGCTTCCGACTGGCCGAGATCGGCGAAGATCAGCGGGTCAACGTCATCCTCACCAATCCGCCCTTCGGCGGCGAGGAGGAAACCGGCATCCTCAACAACTTTCCGGAGGATCGGCGCACGACAGAGACGGCGCTCCTGTTCCTGCAACTCATCATGCGCCGCCTGAAGCGCGGCGGGCGCGGCCGCGCCGCCGTCGTGGTGCCAAATGGTACGCTGTTCGGCGATGGCCTGTCGGCTCGGATAAAGGCGGACCTGCTGGAGCAGTTCAACCTGCACACCGTCGTTCGCCTGCCTGAGGGCGTCTTCGCGCCCTACACGGACATCCCGACCAACCTGATCTTCTTCGACACCACCGGCCCGACGCGCGAGATCTGGTTTTACGAACAGCCGCGTCCGGAGGGGCGGAAGAAATACTCGAAGACCGCGCCGCTGGCGTATGAGGAATTCGCCGATTGCCTCGCCTGGTGGAAGAACCGCGAGGAGAACGAGCGAGCCTGGAAGGTGTCGGCCGAAGGTTTGATCCAGCGCGACGAACAAGGCCGGGTCGTCGGCTGCAATCTTGATATCAAGAACCCGCATTCGGGTGAAGCCGAGGACCCTCGCAAGCCGCAGGAGATCGTCGAGGCGATCATCGAGCGCGAGCGCACCATCCTGTCGCTGATGGGCGAGATCAATGCAGAGCTGGCGGAGGTCCAGAAATGACTGGCCAGGCTCTGCGCCTTGGTGACTTCCTTACCCGCTCTGAAGAATGGGTGAAGCCTGAGCCAGACATCACATACAAGCAGATCACCGCTCGCCTATGGGGTAAGGGGCTGACCCTCCGTGGTGAGGTCGCCGGCTCGGAGATTGCCGCGTCACGCCAGTTGCGGGCCCGCTCGGGGCAGTTTCTCGTTTCGCGGATTGATGCGCGACATGGTGCTTTCGGGATCGTGCCGGAAGACCTTGATGGAGCGTTGGTCAGCAACGATTTTCCGTGTTTCAACATCGATCCGAACCTCATGATCCCGCACTATTTCGAGTGGTACTCGCGGACGCAGACGTTCATCGACCTGTGTCGCCGATCGAGCGAAGGCTCGACCAATCGCGTGCGGCTCAAAGAGGATGAGTTCCTCCAGATGAAAATCGAGGTGCCTCCCCTCGACGAGCAGCGGCGGATCGTGGCGCGGCTGGATCGGGTCGCGGCGATGGTCGAGGCGCGGCGGAAGGAAGTCGCCGCCGCCGATGCCGAAATGCAGGCTCTGCTGTCGAAAGCCTTCGCCCGCGCCATCGACGGGGCTCCGCGCCGCCCGATGGCCGAAGTCGCGCCCCTCGTCCGCCGACCGGTCGAGATTGAGCCTGAGCGGGAATACACAGAGATCGGAGTCCGAAGCTTCTATAACGGCATATTCCACCGCAGAACTTTGCCAGGTTCGGAGTTCAGTTGGCAGGACCTTTTCTGGATTAGGCAAGGGGACGTGGTATTCAGCAATCTGATGGCATGGGAGCAGGCTATTGCGGTCGCTGGGCCGAACGACGATGGCACGGTGGGAAATCACCGAATGCTCACTTGCGAAGTGAACCGCGATCTCGCGACGCCCGAATTTCTCATGGCGTATTTCCGTACAGCCGAGGGTTTCTCGAGCGTGGTCGGTCATTCGCCAGGTTCCATCGCCAGAAACAAGACATTGTCATCCAAGAAGCTGCCAACTATTGAAGTCCCGGTGCCCTCGCTTGCCACCCAACAGTGGTTCGACCGCCTGCAATCGAGAGCCCGTCAAATCCGGACCATCCGTGCCCAGACGGCGAAGGACATCGACGCACTCATCCCGGCTATGCTGCACGAGGTGTTCAACGGGAAGGCACAGGCCGCATGAGCGAGAGCGGCAAAAATCAACCCGACCTTCTGTCCGATCTCTCGGATCTGGACTTCGTTCGGCACCTCTTGGCCGAGATGCACGACGACCTTCCGGGGAAAGTTTCCCGTTTCCGCATGTTGACTGATGTCGGACGCGAAATGGGGCCAAACGGCACGATGATCTTCGGCGGGCACGCCGCCCACTATGCCTGGGTGGAGGCACGCTCTTCATTCGTCCACGGTAATTTCGCTGCTACGGTTCTCCTCTGTCAGGGGCTCGTGGAACATCTGCTGGCTGCCTACCTCCATGCCGGCCTGATGATCGACGACATTCCTGAACGTATTCCCTTCCGCGAAACCCTCCGCCGCTGCAGGGAACGAGACGTCATTTCCGACCAGGACGTCACCGACCTGCAGAAGTTGATGGATTTGCGGAACCCGCTGTCCCACTTCCGGCACGTTCACGATGCGAGCAATCTGGACCGCCGATCAGTTGACACAGGCCAGCACGCCATGGACCTGATGCGCCACGATGCGGTCTTCGCTATCGGTCTCGCTGTGCGTATGCTGGCCAAGCCCGCCTTTCGGCTCGGGTGATCGCTACCCCATCCACGCCGACCGGATGACCGGGGCGTTGGCGGGCTTCGCCACCGGCGCCTCGCCCTTGCGTCCGGCCGCTGCGACGGCGTCGGCTTCCTCGTTCAGCCTGAGCCCCATGCTGATCAGCCCGTGCAGGGCGGCGTGGGCGTAGACGAAGGTGTCGAGGGCCTCGTTGCGCTCGCCGTCGCGCTTGGGCTGCCAGGAGCGGATCGGTCGGCCGCGCTCGAAACGGGTGACGACGCGCTCGGCGGTGAGCTGCCGAAAATACTCAGCATCCAGGCGGCGGGGGAAATGGATGGCGCCGGGGCCGGGCTCGGCGAGCTTCAGGCGGGCGTAGACCGCGTCCTTCACCGCATCCACGCCGACGATGAATAGAGGGATCTTGCCCTTGTTGGAGCGGGTGGGCCGGCGCGGCCAGACGGGCACGCCGGCGCCGCCCCGGCCTTTGATCGCCCAGACGCGGCGGGCGAGGCGGGTGCGGCAGAACTCGTAGGCCATCTTGGTGTGGTTGCCGCCGGTGTCGACGCAGACGGCGCGGACCGGCAGATCGGGCACGGCATGCGGATGGACGAAGGTCGTGCGCAGATAGTGGTCGAGGTCGGACCACAGACGCGGGCCGGAAGGGTCGCCCCAGAGCACGCGGTAGTCGATGATCCAGGCCTCCTCGTCGCGGCCCCAGCCAACGACCTGCACCTCGATGCGGTCGCCCTGCACATCGACGCCGGCGGTGAGCACGGCGACGCCGGTGGGCAGGTCCTCGCCCCAATCCTCGCGCCGCGCCATCAGCGGATCGGCGGGCACGGTGTCGCCCGCCTGGTCCTCCCAGGATTCGCCCAGCTTGGTGTTGACCCAGACCTGCAGGCGGGGCGGGTCCTTCATGACGCGGCCGTGCTCGATGGCGATCTCGGCCCAGGTCTCCCAGGGGGAATAGAGCGCCGAGAGGTGGAAGCCGGCGGTGCGCCCGTCGCCCGGCTGGGTCGCGCGCCACTCGCCGGATTCCATGAGGCGGGCCTTGTCGTGCTCGTGATGAACGCCGCCGCAGGCCTCGCAGACCAGCCAGGCGTCGGCGCGGCGGCCCTCGGGCCAGCAGATGCGCGCCCAGGTGATCGGCGCCATGTCGCCGCAGGCGAGGCACGGCACATGGAAATAGCGCTGGTCGGACTCGGCGAAGGCTGCCTCGATGCGCGAGTAGCCCTTCAAGGTCGGCGTCGAGACCATGTAGATCTTGCGCCGGCCGCGGAAGGTGGCGGTGCGCTGGATGGCGAGATCGACCGGATCGCCCTCGCCGTCGGCATCGCCCGGATAGCCGTCCACCTCGTCGAGAAAGAGATAACGGACGGGCGTTGAACGCAGGCCCACCGGACTGTTGGCCCCGGTCATCACCAGCTGGCCGCCAGGGAAGGATTTGCGGAACAGGCTGTTGCCGGCATCGCGCGAGCGCGGCGGCGCGACCAGCTCCCGCAGTGCCGGCGTCGCCTCGATCAGCGGGTCGATGCGCACGGTGGTGTTGCGCCTCACCATGTCCAGCGAGGGCTGGACCATCATGACGATGCCGGGCGCGTTCTGGATGATGTAGCCGAGCCAGTTCAGGCCCGCCTCGGTGCCGCCCGTCTGCGCGCCCTTCATCAGCACGACGCGCTCGAACGGGCTCGATGCCGAGAGGGCATCCATGACGGCCCGCAGGTACGGCGTGCGGCTGGTGCGCCAACGTCCCGGCTCGGCCGAGGTGGTGGGCAGCACGCGGTGCTTGTCGGCCCATTCCGACACGGTGATCGGCGGCTCAGGCCGGATGCCGCGCCGCCAGGCCCCATCAGCCAACAGAGAGGCGGCCTTAACCAGCATCGTGGAGTTCCCCGAGCGGCGTGTCGGCCAGATGCTCCAGATGCTCGCGCATCAGCCTGTCCAACACCGCGAAGGTCGCCTGCGGGTCCGCCCCGGTCTCGGCGGCGACCAGCGGCGCGGCGCGTTGCACCCAGGCCATGTGGGCGTCGCGCTCGGCCCGCGCCCGGGCGAAGATGGTGGCTTTCGCCGCGCCGGCGTCGATCAGCTGGCCGCGTTCCTTGTCGTAGGCGAGGCGGGCGCGCTGGACCTGCACCAGCATCAGCATGCGCCGCACCTCGGCAACCGAGGGCGCGCTGGCGCCTGTGGAGACCGCGCCACCCTTGCCGCGCCGGGAGGGATCGAGATTGCGCTCCATCCAGGCGAGCCCGGCCTCCACGTCGATGCGGCCATCGGGGCGCACCGGCAGACCGTCGGCCACCAGCTGGGAGATGCGGCCCTTGGTCAGGCCGACGCGGGCGGCGAACTCGGTCTTGCTCTCGGCGCGGTCGAGTTTAGGCATGATGCGCCCTCGCGCTGGCGACGCATCGCGCCATTGCCCGCGGCATACGGATCGGCCCGACAGGAACCAAGCCGTTGCCGGATCGTGCCGAAGATTCCCGGCTCGACTGGCACGGCGCTTGCCGCGAGGCCGCTTCCGAAACCTTCGTAACCTTCCTCACATATCCGACGTACGCGCGTGCGCGCGTGCGGGCGATACGTCCGATAAGGACGGATCGTTTCGAAGGTTTCGGAACGAGGTTTTCCAAGGGGTTGCGGTCAGGCGTCATTGAAGTCGGTCCCGGTGGCGGCGGCGCGCACGGTGAGGCGGATGCCCCGGAAGGCCTTGCGGCGGCTCACCGGATGACGCTCGCGAGCGAAATGGCGAGCTTCGAGGTTCTGGCTGAAGCGGCGCACGGTGCCGGCGTACTCGCCGGTGGTGGCGCACCAGTCGCGCCAGGAGGCGAAGAGGTCCTGCACCTCCTCGATGGCGAAGAGATCGCCGGTGGCGCAGCGCTCGTCGAGGAAACGGCCGATGGCGTCCTCGTCGGCAAGGTATTCCTCGGTGGCGTCGAGCACGGCGGGCGGCGGGGCGAGCCCGACGCGCTGCCATTCGAGGCAGCCTTCGATGGCCCAGGCGAGGATGCCGGGCCACTCGGCGACGAGCTTCTCGGGCAGGTTGGGATCGCGCTCGGCCTTGGGGATGGTGACGGTGAAGGGCACGAGGTTGAAACGCCGACGCACCGCCTCGTCGACATTGCGCAGGCTTGGTTTGTGGTTGCCGGCGATGATCAGCTTGAACGCCGGCTCGAAGGTGAAGAAGTCCTGGCGCATGAAGCGGGCCGAGATGGCGTCGCCGCCGGTCAGCGCCTTGATGCGGGACTCTGCCCAGCGCTGGCCCTCCTCGGTCTCCTGGGCGATGACGGCGCGGGCGCCGCGCAGCATGGCGAGGTCGGTCGGGTGGCGCTCGGACTTGGAGGCGACGAAGGTCTCCATGGAGGCGATACAGGAATAGTCGCCGAGGATCTTGTGCCAGGTGTTGAGGAAGACGCCCTTGCCGTTGCCGCCGGTGCCGTAGAGGAAGAAGAGGGCGTGGTCGCGGATCGAGCCGGTGAGCGAGTAGCCGAGCATGCGCCGGGCGAAACCGATGAGGTCGGCATCGCCTTCGAACACCCGGTCGAGGAAGGCCAGCCAGAGTGGGCAGCCGCCGCCGGGCGCGACGGCAGTGATCTTGGTGATGAGATCGGCGCGCTCGTGTGGGCGCAGCTTGCCGGTGCGGAGATCGACCGTGCCGCCCGGCGTGTTGAGCAGCCAGGGGTCGGCGTCCCAATCCTCGGTGCGGGTGGCATGGCGACGATCGGCGCGGGCGAGGCCGACGATGGCGTTGACGGTCTTGGCGCTGGCCACGGTGGAGGCGAGCTTGGCGTTGCCGCCGCCCTCGCAGATCTCGGCCGAGGCAGCGCGCGCCACGGTGCGGGCAAGGTCGTAGGCCTCCAGCGTCTCGTCGGTGCGCCAGCGCTGCCCGTCCCAGCGCAACCAGCGGCCCCAGAGATGGACGTAGCGCATGTCGTCGGCGTGGGCGGCGGTGAAGCGAAGCGCCAGAGACTCGTCGGCATATTCGATGGGTCGGTCGACGGCCTCGGCCGGCGCGTCGGCGGGCCGACCGCGTTTCATCATCTCATCGAGCTGGTCGTGGACGTCAGCCATCGCCGCGCGCCTCCTCCCGGCGCGCGCGGTCGCGGCGCGCGATGCTGGCGACAGTGGCGACTACCTCGTCCTCGGGCAGCGGCGGATTGCAGCGGGTGGCGTTGAAGGCCAGCATCAGGTCGAGGCAGACATGCGGGTCGATACGGCGGCCGAGCAGCAGGCCCGACAGTTTGGCGATGGAGGCGTTGCGCTCGCCGTTGACGGCGCCCTCGCGGGTCAGCGCCCGCCATTCCGTCGCCTTGCGCGCCTTGTCCGCCGTGCGGGATCCGAGGATGCGGTTCAGCAGCCAGTCGGGTGCGTCGGCGAGCGCCACGTCCTCGGGATGGTGGTCGACCGAGATGGCGTAGGGCCGGCCGCAGATATGGCGCGAGGGCGGGGCGACGATGGCGCCGCCGTCGCCGCGCACGTCGATGCCGGGACCGAGGACGCCGGCGCTGTTGGGGACGGTGCGCCCCGGATGGCGGAACAGGATGTGCTCGCCGCCGCCTCCGGTCAGGAAACGCCAGGTGGCGGGCAGGGGACCGTGCTCGGCTTCGAGCGCCGCCAGTGCCTCGTCGCCGTCGTGGCGCGGGTCGATGTCGAGCACGAAGATGCCGCTGACCGCCCCGGTGGCGATGGCGATGTTGAAGGCGGTGCTGGTGAACCAGCGTTCGACGGTCTCGGGATCGGTGCTCGCGTCCTTGACGCCGTTCCTCGCCAGACGGCCGAAGGGATGCTTGGCGGGCTGGCCGCACTCCTCGCGCGCGCAGGAACATTGCCTCCGGCCGTCCCGCTCGTAGGGGAAGTGCACTGGCAGCACGGCGAAGCCGAGGGCCAGATAGAGCCGGGCATGGGCGAGCACATCGTCTGCCATGGGCTCATACCTCGTCCATCTCCCAGCCGGCGAAGCTGTCGCGCCGTCGCTCGGCAGGCGTCGCCAAACAGGCAACGAGGCGTTCCCGGCCGGCATAGACCCGGGCGGCCAAACGACGCGGATCCCGCGCGCGCGGTGTCGTCTCCTGCAGATGGCAGTCGAGCTCGCTGCGCAGCCGGTCGAGGGCGGCGATGGACAGCTTCGCCTCGCGGTGATGCGGGCTGCCGGCGATGGAGTGGCGCAGCAGGTACATCAGCGCCTCGCGACACTCCCTGATCCGGTTGCCGAGCATGACGTGATCGTCGGTGCCGATGAACAGCGGGGCGATTTCGCTCATCGGATACCCTCCTGGTGCTCGATCCACTCGATCAGCGTGGATTTGCGGGCGCAGATGACATTGCCGATGCGAAATACAGGCATGCGCACCTTGGCGTCCGAGGCGTAGTAGTAGACCTTGCGACGGTGCTTCGTGCTGCCGAACACGAAGGTCGCGATGGCGTCGGCGCCGCGCAGCAGGTCGTCGGCTATTGTCGGGCAAGGCTCTCCCGTGGCGGGCCGGGCCCGCATCTCCTCGTTCATCATGTCGAACTCCTCGCGGGCGATCAGCTGGCGCCGGCCGCCTTCAGCACCCGCTTCTCCACCTCGCTGAGATTGACCACCGCCATGGAGCGCACCTTCGGATCGGTGGCGATGCCGGCGAGGTCGCGGGCGCGCACGATCCGGCCATGCGTCGCCGGATTGGCGGGGTCGTAGTAGAGCGCGCCGTTGCCGCCCGCCATCTCGTCCGGCCCCTGGCTCACCACCAGAAGCGCGTCGTCGTCGGTGAAGGCGTAGACGCTGTGCACGTGCATCGAGGCGACGCTCGGCGTCAGGCCGATGCGCACCAGTTCGGCGAGCGCGCCCAGCACCACGGCGTCCTCGACGGTGAAGGCCCGCGCCTTGCCGCTCTCGGCCGGGTTCCTGGGTTTGAAATGTCCACGCGAGATCCACTGGTCGATCTGGGTGCGGCTCAGATCGGTGGCATCGGCGAGCTGCTGGATGGTTAGGGTCGGGGTCATGTCGAATACCTTTGACGTTGTGTCAGATGTATGGATATATGACTGCTGACGCACTGTCAATGGTATTCGTGCACCGGCCCGAAACAGACCTTGCCTGTGCGCCAAAATCGAGCGTCATGAACGACTTGGAGGTGGAATGGCGACGATCCGAAAAAGAACGCTGCCCTCGGGCCTGGTGCGCTGGCAGGTGGATTTTACGGACCAGGCCGGCAAGCGCCGCTCGAAGCTGTTCCCGCGCCGGAAGGACGCCGACGTCTATCTTGTCAAGGTCCGCTCGCTGGTCGCCAACCACACCTATCTAGCCGACAGCGAGAGTATCACCGTGGCCGAGGCGGCGAAGAGCTGGCTCGAACACTGCGAGGTTCGCCACAAAACCGGGCGGCGGATGGAGCGGGCGACGCTACGCGGCTACAGCGACTATGTGCGGCTGCACATCACGGACCCGAAGGTCGGCATCGGCGACAAGCTGATCGTCCAGCTGACCCGCCGTCATGTGAATGAGTTCCGCGACCGGCTGCTGATCAACGGGCGCTCGGAGCATCTGACCCGCCGCGCCCTCTCGGTCCTCAAGCTCATCCTCGACCATGCCATCGACAACGGCCAGCTCTTCACCAACGCCGCGCAGGGCGTGCGGGTGATCAAGTCGAGCCGGATTGACTACAAGGCGCCGGTGCCCTCGAAGGAGACGATCCGCGCGCTGATCGAGGCAGCCGACGAGGATTTCAAGCCGCATTTGATCGTCTCGGCCCTGACCGGCCTGCGCGCTTCGGAGCTGCGCGGGCTGCGCTGGCAGGACGTGGATTTCGAGAAGGGCTTCATCCACGTGCGCCAGCGCGCCGATGCCTACAACCAGATGGGCGAGCCGAAATCGCGTGCGGGTTATCGCGACATCCCCGCCGGGCCGATGGTGCTGAACGCCCTGCGGCATTGGAAGCTGCGCTGTCCGAAGAGCGAACTCGGTCTCGTCTTCCCAGCGCCACGCGGCGGCATCCTGCAGCACACCAATATTCAGAAGGCGTTCCGCAAGCTGCAGGCGAAGGTCGGCGTGAAGCTGCGCTGGCACGATCTGCGCCACTTCGCGGTGTCGCTGTGGATCGAGCAGGGGTTCTCGATCAAGGAGGTCATGACCTTCGCCGGCCACGCCTCGGTGCAGATGACCATGGAGCGCTACGGGCACCTGTTCCCGTCGCCCGATCACCAGAAGGCCATGGCCCAGGTCGAGGCGCGGCTGCTCGGTTGAGCGGATTCCCGATTGTTCCCAATGGTTTACGGCTGCTCCGTGCGACACGTCGCCGACGTCGCGAGCCTAAAAATCCTCTAAGGCACGGAAATCACGAAGGAAATCGCGGTCCTCAGGTGGCCCTCATAACCTGAAGGTCGCAGGTTCAAATCCTGCCCCCGCAACCAATAATATCAACGCCTTAGCCATAATCGGCTAAGGCGTTTTTCGTGCCGGGCTACCGTGGGGCTACCGCAGGAAATTCGTTCAGATGCCGAGGGTAGCGACAGATTTTACTGAGCGCGCCCGATCTGCAAAACGTGTCGGTTCGATCTATAGGAAATAAAGCGGATATGATACTCTCCAAAGTGGAAACCCAAGCAATTTGGCGTCTATAGGATTTTTAGATGACTGACCAAAGCTATTATCACGGCGTCAAGTTCGTAGACGACGATCCAGCAGACACGGATGAATTCCGAGGTCTGCCGCATGAGAGAGTTGCGGGTGCGCTAGTCTCAATCCTTGAAGTGGAAGGGGGCGGAAGGGCGATCGGTCTCGAAGGATCATGGGGAAGCGGAAAATCGACCGTCGTCGAAATTGCCCAAAATAGATTAAAAGGCAGGGGCAACGAAAAGCCGGACGTTCCCGCATATACGTTTTTTGTATTTGACGCGTGGGCGCATCAGGGAGACCCATTGCGCAGGGTGATTTTACAAGAACTGATACAATGCCTTGATTCTCACAATGCTGTAGATCGGACTTATTGGGAGGAAAAACTTAGAGCGCTTGAGACAAGTCGTAGGCAGGTAACAGAATCAAAAGCAGAAAAATTAAGTCTAGTCGCGCGCGCTTCTTTAATAATAGTTCCTCTTTTGCCAATAGCCTATGGGTTAATATCTAAATCAGACAAATTTTTTGAAATTACCCTTCCGACTATAGGGTTGGTCTGTGTCCCATATTGGACCGTCGGTCTTGCCTTGGTGTCTGTTCCTTTCCTTGCAGCCCTGGGCACTCTTTTTAGTTGGCGTGCCGGGTGGGGGAAATCTTGGAAAATATGGACGTATTCATGGTGGAAAAGGAAGTCAGAGAAAAAGGGGAAAAGTGTAATTTGGGCATTTACTCGCCAAACGGATGAAGTGACGACCGAGCAATTTATTAGAGAGGAAGAGGCGACAACTATTGAATTCAATGAAATATTTGATGAATTGATAGAAGACGCAGCGGCGCACAATCATCGCGTAGTTATTGTTTTTGATAACTTAGACCGTTTGCCGCGTGAGCTAATAAGGGAAACATGGGCGACAATGCGAAATTTTTTCGCCGCAACACCAGGGACGGCTCGCAAAGAGACGTTGCGAAATGTGTGGCTGATAGTGCCTTTTGATAGAATCCACATTGAAGCAGTATTTGATCTAGAAAAAAATGGAGAAATCCCGGACGCAACCCCAGGATTTATTGAAAAAACTTTTGAAATAATATTGCGTGTGTCGCCACCAATATTATCAAATTGGCGTGAGTTCTTAGCGGTAAAATTTGAAAGTGCGTTTGGTGACAAGATCCCGCGCGAAGAACTGCATCAAATATATAATATATTCGAGATTTTTTACCGAGATCAAACGCGCCAAATTACGCCAAGAATAATAAAGTCATTTGTAAATATGGTAGCTGCTCAGGCAAAGCAGTGGGGTGACGCGATGCCAATAGAGCACCAAGCATTATATGCGTTGTACAAAAAAGAAATATCTTCGAATATAAAAAATCTGCAAGATTCGTCAATTATCGACAGTCGTATTGAAGTTCAGTTGGCAAATCGGGATTGGACAAGGTCGCTTGCCGCAGCGCACTACAACGTCCCACCGGAAGAGGCAATTGAGGTATTGCTTTGGAAAGAAATAGATGCCGCAATCAAAAATGATAATATTTCGCGATTAAATGAATTAAACAAAACGAGTGGGTTTTTCGTAATTTTTGATGGGTATATCTCCGATCAACTTCAAAGTGATCTTGGCTCTATCAGTAAATTTTTCAACGTAGCTTCGACGATAGGTCGAATAGATTTTAAAGACGATGTTATACATCGGGAAATGTGGCGAAAGATCGCGCGCCATTTGAACAATCTCGCTGGACCGGCGGCGCTTTCACCTAAAACCCGTGAGGGGTTCGAATGCCTTTTAGAGCATTGTCCCGCATCCGAAAAGAAAGCCGTTGCCAGTAACCTCATCACCATCCTGGCACAGCCCTACAAATCAATTCCAGAGCCATTCGATGAGGTCGGCGCTGAATGGTATGAGCATTTGGCAACAATAACCCGATATGCGCCTTCCGATGGAACTTGGAAGGAGATCCTCAAGGTTCCGATCCAAGCGGGCATTTCTTTTCTTTTTTCGATTATCAGGGCTGGAGGAGCTGATCTGGACTTTTCCATGTGTACGCCAAGGGACACACCTTTGGACATCGCGGATGGCTTGATTATCATTATTCAGGAAGAGGTGCCTACTGAAGATCTTGAGTTCGCGATACGCGCGTTTGTTCGTAAGCCCGAGTGCGTGACGTGGCTGCCGGTGATCGAGGCTATTGCGTCACGCCTGAAGGGCAATGCCCCTACTGTTACGGGGGAGGTAGCGCTTCGTTTGATTGCGGCGTTGCGTGCACTATCTCACATAAAAAGCATCCAAAGCGATGTGTCGAGAACCTTTGACGAGCTCAAGAACGACTCAACACTCCATGGCTTGTTGCAATTAGGGATCTCGGAAAAGAATGACGAGCTCAAAACCGCTGCGGTCTATTTAATTATGAATTATGGGGAGGGTGCACTAGCTGGTGCGGCGGAACATCCGAAGTATGGAAGCTTAAGCGCCGCCAACAGTTTCATTTCAGAGGCCCAGAAGGAGCCGTTGGGGAAAATTTCTATCGAGAGCCTAGCGGGACAGGCAGCTAAAGATAAATTCTTTACTCGTGTAATGACCAAAAGTCTAGATAGTGGTGATGAAAAAAATATATATCGTGAAGTATTAAGGTTTATGATTAAAACTGAAAACTTCAATGAACTTAATGTAAATCAAGTTCTTGTTAAAATAAGAGAGATAAGTGACATCCTGGGAAATGAATTAATTGAAAAATTTATTCGGAAATTCGATAACTGGGATATTTCTGAGCACATATCTGTAGAAAATATATCAAAAATATCTCCATATTTTTTAGAATATAGTAAGCCTCTCGGAACCAAGCATTACATATCAATTTTAGAGCAAATTTCTCATAAAGCTTCTGCGCTGACCTTGGACGATTGGCGCGCTGAACTAGATGGGGAAGGCGCTTTTCTCGCTCAAATTCTAAAAGTTATAAAATTAAATGAGTCAATAAATCTTGGCGATAGCTTCTTTGATGCCTTAAAGGCACATACCGAAGCGATCATCGAAGGCAACGCCCCACCTAAGAAGTTTTCCGCTTTATGGCATAGCTTGCCAGAGCACCTTTCCAACACCAGATTGAAACAATTTAGCAAATGGTGGCGAGATAAATTAATCGACAAGGCCCCGAACGAGGAGGTTTTGATCAGAAGTTTTAGCTTACTCGGGCCGTCAGTCGTCAAGGCTGCCGATTTATCGGCAAAACCCGAAGACTCAATGCGAGCGATCATCGATCCTTTGCTCGCAGATGAATCCGGTAAGGGTATCGACGTGTCTCTATCAAATGTCCCATCCTTTGCCAAAGTTATAAGCAGCGCGTCGGATGGCGAAAGGAACAGCGTCGTTGAGCGATTAAGCACAAAGTTCGCCACGTCCGATGAGCAGAAGAAAGAGAAAATTATTCAGCTCGCGAAAGAACTTGGAGTTGATTTGAAAGCGCCTGAGCCGTCGGCGGGAAAAGATGACGCCTCAGACACTGAGACGGAAACATCAGAGGGTTAGAGCCGGCTGGATCGTCAATTCGCCTTTAGTTGTTAAGATCCAGTGCACTGCGATGACTATCTCAATCAGTGGCACTGCTCAATTCACTGTGTTTCTTTTCGACGAGTTCGAGACGCGGCGCTTCGCTTGCCGAGTTCTGACATTGCCTGCCTAATCAGTTCTTTCTTGTCCAAACCAGAGTTTTCATGAGCAGTCGATTCCTGATGTTCGCAATCCGCCCCGGATATGTCGATTGACAGTTTGTCAACCGTCGAACTAACCGTTGCGCGCACTGTTTGATCTGCGGTTTGTAGCGGTGGCGGAACGATTCCGGCTACGGTTTCCGAACCGTTGGAGAACGGTTCAATCAACGGCGCAGAGCCGCTGACCTGAGCCCCGCTTTCTCCTCCAGTTTTAGGTAGAGTCCATCACCCTTGAGAGGAGATGGACATGAAGGCATCTAGGTTCAGCGAAGAGCAGATCATCGCCATCCTGCGCGAGCCGCGAAGGCAGCCATGGTCACGGCGTATTCCGTCATGGACTATGCGAAATTGATCATCGGTGAGACCATATAATCGATGGCGACGATCGTATCGCCGCCTGGGCATAGACATCTCTGTCCAGGGACCAGCAGGAAAAAGAGTGAGTCGGAATGAATCCTAGAAAAATTCTGACAGCCGGCGCGGTGATTATCGCCATCGCAATTGGCGGCGGTTTGTTCTGGTGGCAGCAACACCAAGGCGATCTGCCAGAAGGGTTCAGCCGCGCCAATGGACGGATTGAGGCGAAGCGGGTCGATGTCGCGCTGAAATTCGGCGGGCGGATCGCCGAAGTCCTGGTCGAAGAGGGGCA